GGCTCTTGCCTTTCCTGCAGCGCCGTTTGCTCCATGGTTGGCCTAGAGCAATGTTCAGCGACCAGTTGTAGATGAGCGTGCTTTTGCCAGTGCCGCCTGATGCAGCCAAGAGCATCACGCTGCCCAACGGCAAGATGCCAGCAATGAGCCATTCCCTGCATTTATCATCCTTGGCAATCTCTAGGGCATCAATGGTGTCAAGCTCTTGGCGACCATACACGCGCTCTTTTGCTTCATGGATGAGCTTGTCAATGTTGGCCTGACTCATCTTCACGCCACGAGCTTCTAACCAGCTAACAGTTTCGTAGGAGATGCGCACGTCACTAACGTATAGCCCCACAAATTGTTCAATGCTGGAGATAATCTCTTCGTACGATGGTTTGCCGTCTTGTCCTTTATGCTTACTTTGAGAAGTAATGGAAGCTAGAAGATCATCTTGCGTGGCACCATCTTCGATGTAATCAGCTAGATCTAAGCCATTACCATTTGGTAAGTTTTTCCATTCCCAGGAACGCGGGTCGGCATAAAGCCATTGCGCACCAGGATTATCAGCTTCAATCTCCTTCATGAAGGCCACGCCTTGCTCGTCCCTGTCAGGAGCCAAGACAAGCTTTAAGCCCCTGAAGAGCTGCGTGTAGTCACCATTAGTGCGGTACTGCTTGCTGCCGCCCAGGAAGGTAATAGAAGGCAAGCCGATGCTCCACACTGCCTCGCAAGTGAGTTCCCCTTCGACGACAATGATTGGCAGGCCAGTCTCATTGCTAGTGGCAACGGCTTCCTCATACTTGTACGGCAGGATGCGTGCCTTAATTTCCTGCAGTTGGTTCTTATGGTCCGAGGAAGTTTTGTCAACAGTGGGAAAATCTTGCCAGATGCGCTTGGTGCCATTGGCATCATCACGATTCACCACCACCACTTCTTCGCCTAAGTTGTCCCTATAAGCAAAGGAGTAGCGACCAGGATCGCGCAATGGTTTTTCCCAACGAATCATGGGAGCCAGTGCGTCACGAATCTCGGCGCGGTGCGGAGCTGACGAATCATGCCAGCAGGTGTAGGCACCATTATCTTTGTTAACGCTGAAGTCGTTGCCGCCACATGCTGGACAGAGGTACTTGCCGCCTTTGGTGGGCTCAAGCAAGTCCAAGAAGTCCAGTATTGAGAAAGTCATCTAGAGGCGACAAGGTACAGCGCCCACCATCATGGCAGCTCCTGCGGGCCTTTGCAACGAGGCAGCAGCATAAGCTTTGCTAATGGCTGCAGGCGTTGTCAAGAGCGATGGCGGGGTTATTGTGGCTATGACCTTCGCGGCCCATTCCCGCCCTCAGTCATGTCCATGAACACCTCTGTTTCTCAAATTCAAATTAATGGCGTTGATTACATCCGCGCCGACTCCCTGCCTGCCGACAGGCCCAACGGCAACCGCGCAGTTGTAGTTGTGGATCGCGGTTGGATCTTTGCTGGCGATGTCACCAGGGAAAATGGGCGCATCCGGCTAAGCCGTGCGATTCATGTATTTAAATGGGAATCTATTGGCTTTGCCAAAATGATTGAAACTGCAAAAGCTGATTTGCGGCCCATTGCAAACGTGGACCTTCCCGAAGGCGCGGAAATTTTCTGCGTACCAGTATCGGAAAACTGGGGGCTGTGATGGTTGATTCATTAATGCTTCCTGTCGGCTACGGCGGCGGCGACGGCGACGGCTACGGCAACGGCTACGGCTACGGCGACGGCGACGGCTACGGCTACGGCAACGGCTACGGCAACGGCAACGGCTACGGCTACGGCTACGGCGGCGGCTACAGCTACGGCGGCGGCTACGGCGGCGGCTACGGCGACGGCGACGGCTACGGCTACGGCACTTGTTCGCCGCATCGCGCTAGGAGGCCATGATGGCCAAAAGCATTTACGATGGCGGCAAACGACGGCGGCATTTCACGCTGAGCGACCAAGCCTTTGACCATCTCACTGCCATTGCGCATGATGGCGCCATCTCTCGCAGTGAAACGCTTGAACGCTTGGTGCGCTCTACAGACATTGGAGAAGGCAGCTCTTTGCTTTCTGACGATGCCTGGCCTTTTGTTATTGATCATTCTTCTTCCTCATGAAACTTTCTCAGCTCCGCTCTCTTTGCGACAAAGCCATTGAAAAATATGGCGACATGGAAATAGGCGCCTATGACAAAGACTACGCCTATGACGTTGAAGGAAAAGAAGACATGCACGATTTCAAGCTTCGCATTCTTTCGGGGGGAGGAACCCTTCCTGGTGAGTCAATTGATGACGACGAAGAGTTCAGTAAAAGCCCCAAAGACCACTATGCCTGCATCTTTTACTCATGAAACTGTCTCAGCTTATTAGTGCTTTGCAGCAGGCCTACGTCTCTGCCAAAGACGAAGATCCTGAAGTGGTGGTTTGTTTTGAGCCCACAGCTCTAGAGGAAGGCTTCGATTGGGAGCACACTGAAGGCATCTCTGATGTCAGAGTGGCTCCACAGTGGCCTTTGCCCGGTGAAAGCGTGATTGTCCCTGAAGGTGAAAAAGCTTCTAAGGTGATCATCTTTTACGACAACCACTTTGCTTTGGACAGTGCCAAGGAATGATCGCCCTTAAAACCATGTTCTATTCCCCCTCCGATTTTGCTTCAATGGACAATCCCGCATCAATGGCTATGACTGACCGCATGAACGGCATCTTTGCTGCTCTTGAAATTCCCCCTGAGAAATTTACCGCTGCCTATGAACTTGCCATTGGTGAGCACGTTGAGAAGAATTACAAAGGGCTCTCGTACTTGTCGTGGCCGTTCGCCTTCCGCCACCTCAAGGAACAATTTCCAACGTTCTTTGTTTCGTTTGAAGAAAGCGCAATTGGCTGGCCAGTATTTGGAAAAGAAGGCTGCTGGCTTCTTCGTCCTTTCCTCACTGACGGTTGCCGCCGCACTCCTGCTTTGGTCTTTCCATTAATGGACAATAAGCACAATGCGCTTGTTGAACTAAATGCTCGTGCTGTTAGCGACAACATTCAACGGGCAAGCGTTAAGTGCATTGCGACCTTCACTGGACTCGGCCTCAAGCTTTACTCTGGCGAAGACATCCCCAAGAGCGATGAAAAAGAACCTGCCAAACTCCCGCTACAACAGGAAACAACGAAGCCTGCAGCGCGGGCAAGCGCGAAGGCAGCGCCAGTTGCGGAGCCTGCTGCTCCTGCTGGAACAACAGCAGCTCCTGCCGCCAGCACAGCCAGTGAGTTCAATGGCAAAGAAGCGCTTCTTGGCTTTTGCAAAGCCAATGCCCTCGGCTACCCAGAAGAGCGCACCAGCATGATGGCAGGCAAGACTGCTCTTGAGAATCTTGGCTTGGCCAAAGGCGATGACATTAAGGACAAAGCCATGTTTGCCAATGTGGTGACGACTATGGTCACTGCCTGGACAAAGGAGCAAGGCATCAAAATCACCAAGGCAGCAATGGCAACAGAGCTTGATACCTTGCGGGCCATCTGCCAAGAAGGTACTGTTGAGCAAGCCGTGAAGGGGGTGCAAGTATTCGTGGAGGGAAAGCAGTAGACCTGGCAGCGGCCCGTCTTGTACGGGCCTTTGCTGGCACTCTCGTGGTCAATCCTGATGGCTCTCCTCTGAACGAACTATGATCGTCCTTATTTCTATTGGCATCACCATATTGTTCCTGCTGGCAATCTTTCTGGCAGGCATTATTGGCACTTGGTTAATTGAACTATTCTTTGGGCTAGAAAAATGATTTGGCGATTCCCTTCTCAACTTCAATGGCAAGAGGCATGGGAAGCTGCTCATGCCGTTTATGCCAGTGAAATTGACCCCAGCGAAGAAATTCTTTGCCAAGCTTTGCTTTGGCAAGCACGATCCATTTGCATAAAAGACAATGACCAAAGCTGAAATTAGGCGCATGATTAAAAGGCTTAACAACGCCGCTGTTTGTTGTCACGAATGTGGCAGCAAATGGGGAGTTTATAGCGTGGGATGTTCATCCACTTGGAACGGAACATGCCGAGTGTGCGAGGAAGAAAAGCCTGTCACTGAAACCAGGGACTATGGTTATTTTTATACTGGCATTCGCAAGCTTAAAGAACAATTAAAGGAAGCGTCTAAATGAAACCCGTTTTCGCTGGATCAATTGATGAAGAGGAAATATACGATGCGTGGAAAATTGCTCTATTTAATGATTTGACAAACATAAAATTGTCAATGGGAGAAGTTCAATCAATTGCGCCAACAATTGCAAGCCGGATGGTTGACGCTATGCCCTCGGTAAAACGTGTCTTAAACAATGCTGGCTTTAAGGCTATAGACAATGGGCGATTGCGCCTTTTCCCAAAAACAGATTTTACCGTTGCACATGGCAACGCTGGCCCGCACAGCGATGACGGGCTTGGTATGGCCGCCCTTGTGCTACTTAAAGTTACTCCTTTTTGCAAAAGCGATTCAGTATCACTTACGTCTTATTATCCCACTGACAATTTGTTGTGGACAAGCCATGGATTGACAATGGTACGAGAGGGCGACGTTGTAGTGTTTGACGGAAACAAGGAACATGCTTGGTTCTGTTCTGGCAGGGCTCATTTTGTAACAGTGTTGGTAACAAAAAAAAGGAAGCAAAAAGGTGACATTGTGGGACTGCCCGTGCCTCGCAAGTAAAACAAATGCTTTCCCTGCCCCGTTACGAGCCCAATCGGATCTCCCTTAATGGAAAGAGGCATTACCAGATCAGCCAGTTCCCAAACGTGCCAGAAGGCATGTTATTACCGTCTGTAACTACAGTGCTATCTT